GAGTTTTAGAAACGATATACTCTCCAACTATCGCAGAGCCTGGAGAATTAGTTGATATTGGACTAAATATTCCAGTGTTTGTTTCTAGGTTTGGAAATCCAGCGTCAGACTTTTTCGGATCTTTATCAGATTTAAGATTGTATGTAGGCGGTAAAAAAGACGAAACTTCTACATTCACTGGAAAAATATACAAGATCGGATTTTGCACAAAATACAACTTTCAAAAAATTAGGTCATTGTTTAATGAGATAGGTGTTCCAGTTTGGAACGAAGATCTATTTGCTGTATATCAAAACAATCAATTAATAAATATAGATGGTGGAATAGACACAACATCTATGCCACCATATGGAGGAACAACAGATACGGCAAATGGCGCTATATCTGGTGGCAATGTCTTTATATCTGATGAAGATTTTCTTATGGATCATGTGGCAAGTTACACTCTTGTTCCAGATCAAATTTTTGATACATACAGTCTAACAGTGTCTGCAAACGCATATTGGGAAGATCAAATTCCTTTAACATATTTTGCTGAATCAGTTTTAGATAAAAGAGGGGATCAGTATTTTGACCTTGACTTTATACAGTTTAACATAGACTATCCAATACCATCAAAAACAATTGCAATAGAGACTGAACCAGTTGACTGGACATATGCAGAACTTGCCAATGAGTATGGTCTGCCATTTCAAAGAACTTACGAATCACTTGATAACTATTTGTTTACTGGGTATAACGATTATGAAGACCTAAAAAACAAAATAGCCAAAGACTATAGGTATGACACAGACGGGGCAATTGTAAAAACTTATGTCACATTTCAATACACAGAATTAGGTGCAAATCAAACACCATTTTATTTTACAAAAACAGAAAGGCCTTCCAGAAATGGAATATTGGTTCCTGGCTTAGACTGGATGACAACAAAATATGAGGTTGTTGACAACATGATAATTTATCCACCAGTAGGTGTAGATTTTAATGATCTTTCTATTGTAACCCATATCGACATAAATGTTAAAAATTCCTCAACGCATAATGTTAATATTAAAAAACTTTCTTATGCATCTCAAGCATTAAATGAGTCGGATGCAAGCCCAATAGGAACTAGGTTTGGAACACCTATATACCCATATACTAAAACTGGGATTTACTATAACTTTAAAAAGAATAATCCATTTTCAATATATACTGGATCATCTCCATATTTGTACCTTACAAAAACAAGTGGAGTTCAAATAAAAGGACAGTACGATCCCCTTGTTAATCGTGGCTTATCTATTCCAATGAACACGAGCAGAGCAAGCAACTTTAAAGTAATTGCAATGCAAATGGCTGTTAGATTTGATGGAGACTACTTCCCATACGCACCAACTCAAATATTTGAGGTAGAAAGCAAAGGGTCTTACCTAAAGTTCTATATGGTTGCAAATGACCCAAGTGGAAGAAGAGCAAAAATATATGCAATTGATGCAAAAACTGGCTTAGTTCAGGACGGAATTGGGTTTTATTGGAATGGAAAAATTGTAAAAGAGCCAGTGCTAACCCTTCAAGAGTGGGGATTCTTAGGTATTAATTTTGCAGACAGTCTTGACTTTTCATTTTTTGAAGGGGCAATAAGATTAACTGGACCACTACTATTTAATAGCATTTCTTACTACCAGTCAACAAACCTTCAAGAAGTCCAGAACATATCAGAAAGGCCATGGTTTAGAGTAAAGGTTTTGTCTGGCCTTGGCTTAGACTGGGAGTTCTGGAATACTGGGTCATTTAACTGGAACAAAGTTCTGGTTTTAGCGGAGACTAGTTATTATGGAGTAAATCCGTCAGAGGTATATAAGAGTTATACTGGAACAAACAAGTTAATTGTAGGAGACAACTTTCCATTGACAGTTGGAGATTATGCATACTCTTTGTATAATGACATATCCTGGAACAAGTTTACGGTTGATCCAGTTTAATATGGTATACTTGTGGATATGGATTCATTAATAGACCCAAAAACTGGTCAGCCAATTGTCAAAAATGTTAGACGCAGAGTCATTGAAAAAGACTATGACTGGGGTCTATACATTTATAAAAAAGCCAACGGAAGATATTTTTCAGACGGACACGGCTCTGTTTTAAATATTCCTTCTATGCGAGGGGACATTGCAAAAATTGCAGAATTAAAACAAGCAGCAATACACTATGGAGATCCAGGAAATGGAACTGTAGAATTTATTGCTGGCTCATCTCGTGTATCTGAAGAAGAGTATAGCGAGCAGGTAGACAGAATGAAGTCTGGTTTGCTTCCTAATCTAAATGATCTTGGAGCAGTTCAAGCAGCAAAAGATACAATAGCATTGTATGGAGACGAGGAGTAATTATGGAAGATAACGAAATTGTTATTGGAGCAAGCATTGATCGTGCAATTAGTAAGGACGATCCATTTTTAAACTCAGATCCTTTTAAGGGTAATTGGGAAACACTAAAAACTCTAGACGGTCTAGACTCAAACTTTAAAAGACGTATAAGCAGGTCTTCAACAAAGATGGTTGAGCCAACCCCACAATATACAACCGCAGCGCTGGCTGGAAAAAGCGGTATTGATGGAGCACAGTCAAAAGAGATAAACCCAGGCCTAGTATATGTAAACGGCTACGGAATGTTTGATGTTATTACACCACCATGGAACCTTTATGAATTAGCAAACTATTACGACACCTCTTTTGCAAACCATGCAGCCATTGATGCAAAGGTAGAAAACATTGTTGGGCTTGGATACGAGTTTCATGTTTCTCAAAGAACAATGCTTCGCCTAGAGGCTTCAGAGGATAATAGTGCTACACAGAAGGCAAGAAAAAGAATTGAAAGAACAAAGATTGAAGCAAGAGAATGGCTAGAGTCACTTAATGACGACGACTCTTTTACAGCAACCATGGAAAAGGTTTATACCGATCTTCAGTCAACTGGAAATGGCTATCTAGAAATTGGAAGAACAACTCGTGGAGAGATTGGATACGTTGGACATATACCAGCAACCACAATGAGAGTTCGTAGAATTAAGGATGGCTATGTCCAGATTATTGGAAACAAGATTGTTTACTTCCGTAACTTTGGAGCAAAAAATCCAAACCCACTAACAACAGACTCTAGACCAAACGAAATTATTCACTTTAAGCAATACTCACCTCTCAACACTTTCTACGGAGTGCCAGACATTATGTCAGCAATAAACTCCTTACACGGAGACTCACTTGCTTCACAATACAATATTGATTACTTCGCAAACAAGGCAGTGCCACGTTATGTTGTAACGTTAAAGGGTGCAAAACTTTCTGGAGATGCAGAAGATAAGATGTTCCGATTCTTGCAGACAAATCTCAGAGGGCAGTCACACAGAACGCTATATATTCCACTTCCAGGTGATAGCGAAAACAACAAGGTTGAATTTAAGATGGAACCTATCGAAGACGGTATACAGGATGGCTCATTTAAAGAGTATCGTAAACAAAACCGTGATGACATCTTGGTAGCACACCAAGTTCCACTTTCTAAATTAGGTGGGGGCGATTCTGGATCTATTGCAGCAGCACTTGCACAGGATCGCACCTTCAAAGAGCAGGTTGCAAGACCTGCCCAAAGACAACTTGAAAAAATGATCAACAAGATTATTCGTGAGAAGACTGACATTGTTGAGTTTGTATTTAATGAACTAACTCTTACTGATGAAATTGCACAATCTCAAATCCTTGAGAGGTATGTAAAGAATCAAATCATGACTCCTAACGAAGCACGAGTTGCTCTTGATATGCCACAGCGAGAAGGTGGGGACGAAGTCCTACAACTTAAGCCAGAGGCAGCAGCAGAAGCAAATACGACAAGAGCCAGGGATTCAGAAAGAACAAACAACAACTCTGATAGTTCCTCTACCGTCGCTGGACGAAATCCAAAGGGCGAAGGAAGAAAAACTACCTAATGTCCGATATGTCCAGAATGTGATACTTGTATAAAATGGAGGGTATAATATAGTGGTGAGCAATGTATCTAAAGCCCATTGGAATTCAGATGGGGAAAATCTTCGTCTATCAATGCCTTTTAGTAAGGTCGACAAAGAGCGACGTATCGTCTCAGGTTTTGCATCATTAGATAACCTAGACAAGCAGATGGATATCGTAACAGCAGAAGCATCTATGAACGCTTTTGCAAAGTTTCGTGGGAACATTAGAGAAATGCATCAGCCATTAGCAGTAGGCAAGATGGTAAACTTTAAAGAAGATAAGTATTTTGATCCAGAATCAAAGAAATTTTATAGAGGTGTTTTTGTGTCAGCCTATGTCTCAAAGGGTGCACAAGATACTTGGGAAAAAGTTCTAGACGGAACACTAACAGGTTTTTCTATTGGTGGACGTATGAACAAGTGGGATGACGGATTTGACGAAAAGTCAGACTCACAAATTAGAATTATTAAAGACTACGACCTAATAGAGTTAAGCCTTGTAGATTCACCAGCAAATCAATTTGCCAATATAGTATCGGTTGAAAAAGTTGACGGTGTAGATATTGTAAAGGGAGACTTAACGGTTTTAGAAAATGTTTTTTACGACAAGGAAAACGGTATTGTAATATCATCTGAGAACGAATCAGAACTCAGCCCAGTCAGTGGAGAACAAATGGAAAATATAGGGTTCGTTGAAAAAACGGATAATGAAAAAACACAAATGATAAAATTCTTAGTTGATAGTGCTAAAGGCATTAATACTTCTAAGATTAACAAGGAGGTACAACCTATGACAAAATCAAAAACACAAGTTGAAAAGACAGATGTAGTTGAAGATGTTGTGGTCGCTCCAGAGGCAGATGCATCAGTTGCAGAAGTTACTGAACAAGTTGCTAAGGCAGAAGAGGTTGAAGCAACGGAAGTTGTTAAGACTGATGAAGTTGTAGCAGAAGAGATTACTAAGGCAGAAGATGCTGAAGCAGTCGAAACAGTAGTAGAAGCAGTTGTAGAAGTATCTAAGTCAGAAGAGGTAGTTGCGGAAGCAGTTACCGAAATGAAAAATACTCTAGAATCAGCCTTTAGCGATCTAGTGTCAACAGTAAAGGCTTTGCAAGCAGAAGTAGAACTTCTTAAGTCTTCAAAGGTTGATGTTGATACAGTTAAGGATTCATTTGCAGCAGTTGCAAAAGATATTGCAGCAGTTACAGATGAATTTAATAAATTTGGAAAACGAGTAGACGCTGTGGAAGCAGACACCGCATTCCGAAAGTCTGGAGATATCGGCGATATCTTCCAGTCTCAGCCTGAAATGGTTGAAAAATCCCTATGGGGCGGTAGTTTCCTCAAAACAGCCGATCTATTCAAATGAACAAATCACTAGGAGGTGACAATATGTCAGAAGAAATAATCAAAAACCAGCCAGGCGAATCTGGAGAACTAGGTGGAACAGCACCAGGACTTTATCAGGGCCAAGGTGCTTTCGCATCAGGTGGTATTGGTGGAGTATCAAATCCAGGAGCAAACACTCTAGGAAATATTCCAACAGCAACACTTGGATCAACAAGCGGAGCAAATGCTGTTAACCCTAGTGGTTCAGCGGCTTCTGGAATTTTGCGCCCCGAGCAGGCACGTCGTTTTATCGACTATGTTTGGGACGCTACAGTGTTAGCAAAGGATGGCCGTCGTGTAACAATGAAGGCTAATTCAATGGAACTTGAGAAGGTAAACGTCGGTGAGCGTGTAATTCGTGCAGCAGCGCAAGCAGTTGGTACATACACAAACACAGGTGCAACATTCTCTAAGGTCGAACTTACTACCAAGAAGATTCGTCTTGATTGGGAAGTAACAGCAGAATCATTGGAAGATGGTGTAGAAGGTGACGCTCTAGAAGATCACTTAGTACGCTTGATGACCAACGCATTCGCAAACGATATCGAAGATCTCGCTATCAACGGTGATGGTTCAACAGGAGCATTCTTGTCAATCATGCCAGGCTTTATTAAGAAGACCAAAGATGGTGGAGCACATGAGTCAGTAGTGACCGTAGCAGATAATGCTTGGACACCTGATGTAATGCAGGGCATCATCAATGCAATGCCACGTAAGTACCGTGCACTTAAGAACAATCTTAAGTTCTACGCAGGTACAGACGTATTCGGTGGAATCGTTAAGAATAACGGTACACTTGCTGATGCAGTTGCTGAAGCGTTTGCTGGACAAATTCCAGGAAGCACTCAAGCAAACCGTCAGTCATACCTTGATGGTATCGGACAGACATTCGGTGGAGCACGTACAACTCGTGTTCTCGGAATCGAAGTTCAGGAAGTTCCTTACTACCCAGCAGGCTATGTCGACTTGACATTCCCAGCAAACCGTGTATGGGGATTCCAAAGAGACATCACTGTAAACCGTGAATACGTAGCAAAGAAAGACACGATTGAATACACAGTATTCGTTCGCTTCGGACTCCAGTTGGAAGAAGAAGACGCCATTTCTTACGCAGATGCTGCAGCAGACGCATAGTCTGTAACCAGTAACCTTTAATGGGGGGCGGGAGTTCACTCTCCTGTCCCCCTTAATACTTTAGTGATATAATACAAACAAGGAGGATACAATGGAAAATAATGATAACGAAATGCGATCAATACATGAATTTGTAGAAGAGCCAGCACAAGAGCCAACACCTGCACCAGAGCCAGTACAGGAGCCAGTACAGGAGCCAGAGCCAGTTGCTGAAGCAGTTGTTGAAGCACCAGTTGCCGAGGCAGTTGTTGAAGCACCAGCAGTAGAAGAGCCAGTACAAGCACTAGGATTTACAGCAACGGGAGCAATTGGATCAATGGCAGCAGACGGTCCTAAGAAAACTGTCAAAGTGGAAGGTCTTGGAGACAAGGTTGCTATTCACTCAACAAAAAGCGTTTATTGGTCAGAAGTCGGGTCTGTAACGAAGGGTTACAATATTGTAACAAAGCAACAGGCAGACAAGTGGTTAACTCGCAAACATGTCAGAATTGCAGCACCAGAAGAAGTCAAGAAGGCTTTTGGTTTGTAAAAATGGAAATATTGAGGGTTCCGCCATACGCTAATATACCAGTTATATACACAATCCCTACAAATATAGTGGATGAAGATGTGACTGTTACTGTTACCGATTTGGCGGACCTTTCAATTTCTACATTAGAATTTGATGAACTTTCAACGGGAGACACAGTAACAATAAATCTTCCTGGAAGATATGACTCTGATTACAGAGTAGAAGTTCTTATTGACGGAGATATTGTCTCTGATACTACATACGAAATAGTTAGACCATATGTAAATCCAACTACAAAGGGAGATACAGCCTCAGAGATTTCTGCCTATGCAGATAACGAAGGAATAGCAAGGTCAATTATTGACTCAATAGTTGGAGAAGGATTTTATTATAAGAAAAAGGTTTTGAATTTTACAGGAACTGGATCAGACTACCTACCTATCTGGGATGATGTAAAAAAGGTTTTAACCGTATATGAAAATAACAAATTGGTAACAGACAGACAGTACGAAGTAACATCAGACAAGACAGCAATTGTTGAAAAGTCAACAGACAACATTAATCGTGCAGAGTCAGCCCCACTAGTATTGCCATCAGCATCTTCTGATTCTCTAGATCCACAGTTTATTTATAGAGGGTTTGGAAAAACTTGGGACTACAGAATCATAGTTGAATATGGACATACATCTGTTCCATCAGATATTGTTAAGGCAACAGAGATGCTTGTCCATGATATAGAGTGTGGCAAGTTAGATTATTACAAGAGATTTATTTCTTCATACAACACAGATCAATACAGAATTCAATTTGACAAAGGTTTATTCGAAGGAACAGGAAATATACTTGTAGACAAGATACTCTCGAAGTATACTAAGTCTATTACAAAACTTGGGGTGTTGTAATGACAATATGCGAAACTCCAGACTTTATGTTTCCAATGCAAGCCTCTCTTTATCATCCAATTGTTGAGCAGGGCGACTTTGGAGCAATTAAAAAACAATGGGTTTTAGATAGAACTTTTGCTTGTAGTTTTTCTTCAGGAGGATCAGCCTTTAAAGAAGAGGTAAAGCCAAACGTAAATATTACACAGAACTCTATTTTAGTCGGAAGAACAAAATCAGACATTAGAATATCTTCTAGAGACAATAAAAACTCTTTAACTAACATATTAGTAACAGACATAAAAGATCAAGAAGGAAATCTAATATATATGGAAACCTCTGGCCCAAGATCTGGCAAGGGAACACTGTTTGAAATAGCCACCTACGAACCATTTGTGGGACCGTTTGGTGTTGTAGATTCATACAAGTTAATTATCAGAAGATCAGAAAATCAAACAGGTGATGTATGAGAGCAGTATTTAATTCTATGCAATTTAAAAAAGATATGAGCAATATTGTTGACTACTCTGTTGGATTTTTAGAGGGCATTCATAGAGGTAAAACTGTATTCTTAAAAACATTAGGACTAGAAACAGTAGAACTTATGAAAGAATTTATAGACTCAAATGCCAGGGTAAATCCAGAAATGTTACATCATATTTATGAGTGGCATCAAACAGGAAGCCCAAGTGCAAGACTATATGACATATCGTATACCACAAGCCAATTAGGGCTATCTTTTAAATCATCTTTTAGCCAGTCTACATCAATTAAAAATGGATCAAGAACTCCATTTTACGACAAGGCAAGGATTATGGAAGAAGGAATTCCAGTAACAATTAGACCAAGGCTTGCTCAGGTTTTAGCGTTTGAAGACAATGGAGAAATGGTGTTTACAAAAAATGAAGTTAGGGTTGACAACCCTGGAGGAACTGCAGTAGAGGGTGGTTTTGAAAAAGTGTTTGACATGTTCTTCAACAGATACTTTTCTCAGGCATTCTTAAGAGTAAGCGGAGTTGCTAAGTATCTTGAGAACCCAATAGTTTACAAAAAAGATATGCCAGCAGGAAAAAGAATGGGCAGATCAAAAGGAATTTCAACAGGCTATCGTTGGATTGCTAATGCAGGGGTAGGTGCATAATGACTGCAGTAATACATCATCCACCAACAATTATTAATAAGTACCTTGCAGCAAAACTTAATATGGAAGATTTTAGTGGAGCAGCATATTTTTTCCCAACACTTCCAACACAAATAGATTCTTTGACTGAAACATTTCCAGACAGCAATGGTGTTTTTGCTGTATATGACAGAATGTTTAAAATGAGAAGAGTTCCATTCCCATATATAAAGTGTGAACAACTTCTATACTATTTTTATGCAACTGGTGATGATGCACAAAAGAAAATGATAATTACGCAGCAAAAGGTGAATGATCTTTTAGACTATGCAGATGATTCTGCAAAAGAGGTAAACGAGTGGGCAGCAGCAAACCAGAGTGAGTGGAACGCAGAGTCTAAAGAGTGCTTTTTCCACAACTTCAAGATCTATCAACTTGAAGAAACCAGGGATATTATAGACTTTGGCACAGCCCGTACTTATGCGGGGAATAAAATCATCATAGACTACGACTGGCACCCAGTAAACCCATAATAAAAAGGCAGTATAATTAGGATGAGGAAACAAGCCCTTTTTTAATAAAATGAAAGAGGTGAAAAATATGGCATACAGCCGTGGTTCAAGTAGTAACATCATCGTAGGTGCAGCAGCACTATTTACGCATGATGCAGGTCCAATCGGACTTGACAGCGCAGGAAAGATTACTGATACTCAAGCAGGAACAGATCTACCAGCATTCACTGCATCCGCAGATTCCTACAAAGATACATTGTCTGAAGACAGTGCATACACAAACGTAGGCTACACATCAAATGGTTTGGAACTCGCATTCCAGCCTGATTTTGGTGAAGTAGCGGTAGACCAACTTCTCGACGTTGCTCGTTTATTCAAGCAAGGTATGACAGTTAATCTAAATACATCTTTCGCAGAGGCAACACTAGAAAACCTTCTAGTAGCAATTGCAGCAGATGACACAGATCTCACATCAGCATCAAACGTTTCACAACTCAAGATGTCTGCAGGAGATATTGGTGACGTTCCGTTGGAGCGTGGCCTTGTCGCAGTAGGTCCAGGATCTGGTTCCGCTGCAACACCAAAGGAAAGAATCTATGTTGCATACCGTGCACTCTCAATTGAGAATGTTACAGTATCAGCAAAGCGTGATGAGGCTTCAATGTTTGAAGTATCATTCCGTCTTCTTCCAAACGATGACGCATCATACGGTAGAATCGTAGATCGTTCTCTAACAGCATAATACAACTTAATAGGACTAGCCCAGACCCTTGAAAGTCTGGGCTTTTCCATTTCCATTTGGTATACTTATATAATGGCAACAAGCATTTATGAAAAAATAAAGTTTAGTCTTATAGACGGTACAGTCATTGAGTCTGGACCTCTTAAAATAAAATATCTTAGAGAGTTTTTAGAAATTTTTGAAACAATAAAAGAAGCAAAATCAGATGATGAGTCTATATCTGTTTTAGTTTCTTGCTGTTTAATAGCAATGAAACAGTATGCTCCACACATCAAAACCTTAGAAGATGTTGAAGATAATTTAGATCTTCCCACCATATATAAAGTAATTGATATTGCAGCAGGAATTAAAATAAATCAAAAATCTGAAGAGCCAGTAAAATCTCAAGCAGTAGATAGCGGATCTTCATGGGAGACTTTAGATCTTGCAAAACTTGAGTCAGAAGCATTTCTTATAGGAATATGGAAAGACTACGAAGAATTAGAAGAATCTCTTTCAATGCCAGAACTTACAGCAACGATTAAAATCAAAAGAGAGTTAGACTACAGTGATAAAAAATTTGCTGCTGCCATGCAAGGAGTAGATCTTGACAAAAATTCAGGGAATTCGAATGCATGGGAAGACATGAAGGCCAGAGTGTTCAGTGGTGGCAAGGCTGTAGATGGAAACGATATACTTGCACTACAAGGAAAGAATGCAGAAAAGGCTGGATTTGGAATTGGAATGGGCCTTGATTACGAGGTTTACGAATAGCAAAAAATATGACTCCGCTATGGTATAATTAACTAAACCTTATAAGGAGGAATAGATGGCAACTGCCACAGAAGAAAAAACAGTAACTCTGATCGATGGAACCAAGATCAAGGTAAGACCACTTAAAATCTCACTACTTCGTCCGTTTATGAAGAAGTTTGAAGATATCGCAAAAGTAGCAGAAGACAATGAGAAGTCAATGAATCTGCTTATGGAGTGCGTACAAATTGCAATGCAACAATACAAGCCAGAATTGGCAGAAGACAAGGAAGCCCTAGAAGAAAATATGGACCTTCCTACAGTATACAAGATCGTTGAAGAGGCATCTGGAATTAGACTTTCAGACGCTACTCTACTTGGCAATCTTGTAAACAATTAAATAAAAAGAGGTGTTAATGGATGGCTGATGTTCAATCCAATATTCATGTAAATATTGATACGTCGGATGCTCTAGCAAGTTTAAAACTTCTACAGCGTCAAATATCAGCCTTCCACACACAGATGTCGAAGTCTGGCGCAGCAGCGTCAGCGGTAGCAGCAAATCAAGCACAAAACTTGATGAACAGCATAAATGCAACTGGACAATTCCAGGCATCTATGAGAACGGTAGCAACAAGTACCGAGCATTTTACCAATGCTTTAGAAAGAAACAAGTTAACATCTAGAGAGTATTTTAGATATACTGGCGCAGCCACAAAAACTTTCGGTAGATTATTTAAATCTGAATTTGAGACAATAAACAAAGTTGCACGAGAGCGTGTAAAAGATATCCAGACCCAGTATATTAAGATGGGCAGAGGAGCCAATGGCGCTTTACAGGCTATTGCAGTAAGACCGCTTACCCTAGACATGAAAAATCTGGGTACACAAACAGCGATGGCAGCACAAAGACAGCAACTACTAAATCAATTATTAAAGCAAGGATCTACAAATCTTCTAAATTTTGGTAAGAATACACAGTGGGCTGGCCGTCAGTTAATGGTTGGTTTTACGGTTCCATTGATGCTCCTTGGCTCAACTGCTGCTAAGACCTTCATGAAACTTGAAGAGCAGGCAATTAGATTTAAGCGTGTTTATGGAGAACTCTTTACAACACAAGAAGAAACAGATAAGATGGTTGATGATATTCAGTTACTTGCAAAAGAGTTTACCAAGTATGGCGTTTCAGTAGAAAAGACCATGGAGATGGCTGCAAACGCAGCAGCAATGGGTAAGATGGGTTCAGAATTAAAGGCTCAAGTAATGGAAGCAACTCGCCTTGCTGTTCTTGGTGGTGTTGAGCAAGAGCAAGCCCTTGAAACAACTATTTCCGTAACAAATGCATTTGGTGTTGCAGCAGAAGATTTAGCAAAGAAAATTGATTTCCTTAACGCAGTTGAAAACCAGACTGTAGTATCTATTGAAGACTTAACAATAGCAATTCCAAAAGCAGGACCAGTTGTTAAGCAACTTGGTGGAGATGTAGAAGATCTTGCATTCTTCCTGACCGCTATGAAAGAGGGAGGAATCAATGCATCAGAAGGTGCTAATGCACTCAAGTCGGGTCTTGCATCTTTAATTAATCCATCTGAAAAAGCATCAAAGATGCTTGCAGGGCTTGGCATAAACATCAAGGGTATTGTAGAAGCAAATGCAGGAGACGTTAAATCAACAGTGGTAGACTTTGCAGCAGCATTAGACACACTAGATCCTCTTAATCGTGCAAGAGCAATTGAGCAATTATTTGGCAAGTTTCAGTTTTCAAGACTATCTACATTGTTTCAAAACGTAGCAAAAGAAGGAACCCAGGCAGCAAGAGTTTTGGAACTTACTAAGGCTTCAACTGAAGAGTTGGCTATTTTGTCTGAACGAGAATTATCAAGAGTAGAAGATTCAACTACCTACAAGTTTAAGAAAACAATTGAAGACTTAAAGGTTAGTCTTGCCCCAGTTGGAGAACAGTTCTTAAAAGCACTGACTCCTATAGTTGAATTTGTCGGTAAGGTTTTAGAAAAGTTTAATGGTCTAGGTGACGGAAGCAAAAAGTTTATAACAATGATTACAATTGCTCTAGGCGCCATCGGACCAGTAGCGCTTATGACATTTGGTTTGCTTGCTAATGGTGTTGCAAATATAATTAAATTGTTTGCAAATATGAAAATGGCATTCAATAGAACAGGATCATCGACACAGGTTTTAGGACAACAAACAGACTACTTGACACAGCAACAACTTGAAGCCTCTGCAGTTGCAGCATCTCTTGACCAAGTTCATCAAAGATTAACACAAAGGTTTACTTCCGAAACAGCAGCAGTAAATGCATTAGCCCTAGCATATAGAAATGCAATCGCAGCACAAGTTGGATTTACTGGACCAGTCGGCAGGGGTGGCAAGATGAAAGGCCCTCCACAAAGCAGTCAGTATTCTACAGGAGTCACATCAGTTCCAGG